AGCCGGGCGAGGTGGCACTGTACACCGACGAGGGTGATTTCATCCATTTCAAGCGCGACCGGGTGATCGAGGTCGAAACCATGACGCTCAAGGTCAAGGCGCACACGGCGGTGGAATTCGATACGCCGCTGATCAGCACCACCGGGCGCATCGAGTCGCAGGGCGATCAGGTCGCCGCCGGTGTCAGCCAGATCGATCACCCGCACGGCGACGTGCAGCCCGGCAGTGGCCAAAGCGGCCCGCCGCTGGGGGGCGGCGCATGAACCGTGAGGCGCTGTTGCGTCGTGCCGTGACCATCAGCTTGTTCACCTGGCGCCGTGCCGGGCCGGATGATGCGGTGGACGACAGCGACCGCAAGGGCTGGTGGGGCGACTGCCTGCCCTCGGTGGCCGGCGACCAGATCGGCTCGCGCCTGTGGTTGTTGGCACGCCGCACGCTGGTCGCGCAGACGCTGCAGGATGCCCAGGCCTACGCCGAGGAGGCACTGACCTGGCTGCTCGATGACGCGATTGTAACGGCTGTGAGCGTCACGCCCGAACGCCGGGGCAACGACCGGATGACCTTGCGGGTGACGCTGACCGAACAGAGCGGCGCCACCGTGGAGCTGGACTTTGAGAACACCTGGGGGCTGATCAATGCCGTATGAGATTCCAACGCTGCCGGCGCTGACCCAGCGCACCGAGGCCGATTTCGAACGCAATGCCCCGGATGCCTTGCGCCGCGCCGATGCCAAGGTGGCGGCGCGCGCGCTGAGTGGTACCGCCTTCGAGCTGTACGGCTACCAAGCCTACATTGCGCGCCAGTCCAACCCGGCGACCTGTGACGAAGACATGCTCCTGCGCTGGGCGGATTGGCGCCTGGAGGACGGGCGCACGCCGGCCGTGGCGGCCAGGGGCTTGGCCACGGTGACCGGCTCCAGCGGTGCCCCGGTCGATTCCGGCCAGCTCTACCAGTTGGAGGATGGCCGCCGCTACAAAGTGACCGCGGCGGTGACCCTGGTGGGCGGGGGGGCCACCCTGGCGTTGGAGGCCGAGGACGTCGGTGCCCTGGGCAATGTCGCCGCTGGCACGCTGACGGCGGTGACGCCGGTGCTGGGGGTCAACGCCAGTGCGGTGATTGGCGCCGATGGCATCGTTGGCGGTGCCGAGCAGGAAGCCATTGAAGCGCTGCGCGGGCGGGTGCAAGCGGCGTTCAAAAACCCCAGCAAAGTCGGCAGCGGACCCGACTTTGTCGAATGGGCCTTGGAGGTGCCAGGCGTCACCCGCGCCTGGGCCCTGCCGCGCTGGATGGGGCCGGGTACCTTTGGCGTGGTCTTTGTACGTGATGGCGATCTCGACATCATCCCGACGCCGGCGCAGGTCGCCGAGGTTCAGGCCTACCTGGACCAGAAGCGCCCGGTGACCGCTGAGGTGTATGCCCTTGCCCCGGTCAAGCGGCCGATCCATTTCAGCATTCACCTGGTGCCGGACAGCACCGCCCTGCGCGCGGCGGTGACGCAGGCGTTGCGCGGGTTGATCGTCGACGAAGGCGGGTCGAGTCAAACCCTGAAAATTACCCATGTGCGGGCGGCGATCAGCAACACCCCTGGGGAAACCGACCATGTGCTGAGTGTGCCGGCGGGTGACGTGCTGATGGCGACGAATGAGGTGGCGGTGCTGGGGGTGATGACATGGCTATGACCGAGGCGGACTACGTCGACAAACTGCGGCAGATGCTGCCGCCGGGCCCGGCCTTCGATCTGGAGCAGGAGCCGGATTGGGCGCAGATGGTGGCCGCGTTGGCCCCGGAGTTGGCGCGGATCGAGGCCGGTGGCGAGGCCTTGTTGCTGGAGTTGAATCCGGCCACGGCCACCGCGCTGTTGCCGGACTGGGAGGCCTACCTCGGCTTGCCCGACGTCTGCACCGTGCCCGGCTCGCAAAGCCTGGCCGAGCGTCGGCAAGCGGTGGTGGACAAGCTAACCGCGACCGGGGCCCCGCAGCTGAGCTACTACCTCAAGCTGGCCCGCCAGGTCGGGATCACCACCACCATTGAAGAATTCAGACCGGCCCGCGTGGGGCCCACCAATGCCGGCGATTTTCTCTATGGCGATGGCTGGCCCTGGGGCTGGATCGCTTCGGCGTCGTTAGAGGTCTACGGCACACCGGCGGCGGCCGCACTGGATTGCCGCCTGCAGCGTGATGCCCCGCAATACACCGATGTGGTGCTGGCTTATGGCCGGGCGCAAGTCGACGGCATTGTGCTCAAGGTGGACGAACTGTTCACCGTCCTTCATTACACCCTTCCGGCCGCCACCGCGGGATTCGAGGATCTTTAAATGCAGAGAATTTCAGCCTGGTCTGACCTGGTCACGCCGGACGGGCGCTTTCGTTATGGCTCGCTGACGCTTGGGGTGCCCCCGACGCCGTTGAGTGCCGAATGGTTGAACGCCGTGCAGGAGGAACTGGCGCATGTTGTCCTGGCCTACCTGCCGGCCCTGGACAAGAACGACAACACGCAGTTGCTGAAGGCCATTCAGAAATTTGGCTTGGCCTATGCGGCAAAGGCCACCACGTTGGCCGGCTACGGCATTGTGAATGCCTACACCAAGCCGGAGACGGACACGATGGTGTCGGCCAAGGCCAATTGGGGCATCACCCTGGCGGCCTACGGCATCGGCGATGCCTACACCAAAACCGCCACCGACGGGCTACTGTCGGCCAAAGCCAATTGGGGGGCCACGCTCGCGGCCTATGGCATCGTTGATGCCTATCGAAAAGTCGATGTCGATTGGTTGCTTTCCAGTAAGGCCAATAATGCGATTACGCTGGCCGGCTACGGCATCGGCGATGCCTACACCAAACCCGCCACCGACGCGCTGCTGGCGGGTAAAGCCAACAGCGCCACCACCCTGGGCGGCTATGGCATCAATGATGCCTATACCAAGGCGGCGATCGATGCGGCGTTGGCGGGTCTTTGGAACGATGGCAATGCCACGCCCAAAGCCATCTTGGCCCAGGCCTCGGCCGGGGTCGGTGGGGTCGGCACCTATGCGCTGATGACCAACAGAAGCGGCGTGCCGCTCAGTCCTGGCCAACTGGTGGCCGGCGGCAGTCTGACCTACACCAACACTGAAGACGTCGCGCAAAACGGCGGTCCGGCGTCGGGCTCCTGGCGTTGCATGGGTTCCGTTTCGGCGAACACGAACGACCAAGGCAGTACACTTTTCTTAAGGATCTCTTAAATGCTGACTGTGCAATCTGCCCGCGAGCCGCACTGGAACGTCGAGCGCACCGCCATCACCCTGCAGGTGATCTTCGAGGAGCACGCCGCCACCTTGGGCGCTATTCCGTTCACCGCCTCGCCCGAGGATAACGAAGGTTATGGACGCGAGCTGTTCGCGCGCGCCTTAGCCCTGGAGTTCGGGCCGATTGAAGATCCGTCGACTTCGACACTGGCGCAGGCCGCGCTGCTGACCCGCGCACGCCTGAGCGCCGTGGCCACGACGACCATCAGTACGCTGCAGCCCGCACTCGATACCTTGCAGGATGCCGTGCGGCTAAGCCTGGCCACCGCAGGAGAGACGGCTTCGCTGCCGCTCAAACAAGCCGAGCTGGATGCCTGGTGCAGCTATCGCGTGTACCTGTCGCGCATCGAGACGCAGATCGATTATCCGGCCAGTATCGAATGGCCGCCGGCCCCCGCGGTGCCGTTTGAAGGGGGCGCGCCCGTCACGGATTAACCGGCGACGGCCATCCCCCTTGGTATGGATTTCCCCTGACCCGCTGCGGCGGGTTTTTTGTTGCCTGGAGAAAAGCAGTGACGGATATATCAGCCTTGGAAGGTTACGCCGGGATGTTGTCGGAGGCGGCGCAGTTGGCGCGGGCCTCCGCGGAAAAGCAGCGCGAATACGTGGAGGCGGATAGTGCCACTGAAATTCAGACGGACAATGGGCCGGTGCCTTCTTTAGCGCGGCAGGCGTTGCTAGGCGATAGAAAAATCGACCTGGCGCTCCAGGATGTTGCCGTGCAAATGGCCGGGGCCATGACCTACGCAACCCTCACGGCGGGGTTGGCCGTCGTGCCGAACGACGGTTTTTTTAGTGTGCCGAGTGCCGCCTCCACGGAATATTTGATTCTTTATCAAAACATTGCTGGGGTTGCCGTGGAGAAGGGCCGCTACCCCAGTAAGGCCGCGGTAGATAATGTCCTGGGTCTTATCTCACCTTCTGCAAGTTCGCCCGTAGTTGCCTCCATCGCGGACGTCGACGGCTTTGAATTATTGCAACTGAGTGCAGATGGCTTCCTCGGAACGCCTGGTTTTACTATCAAAGATGTCGGATTTGCGTCGACCCTCTTATCCGTCCAAACCATTAGCCATGCCGGCATCCTGGCTGATCTCAGCATTATGGATTCGGAGGGATTTCACTACCCGCTTGACCCGGTCGCGGCGGGCGTCGCTCAGGCTACAGCCGTCTCGGCGCTTCGTGCTCTGCGTGAATCACTGGCTAATGAGTTTGAGGATGTGTACTTGCGTCTGGTGGGGGACAGCATCACCTGGGGCGTGTCCGCCACTGGTAATTCAACCTCCGATCCTCGTTCCCATGCTTTGAGCGATGTGCGCAACAATCTCACAGCGCCGACCTGGGCGAACCTACTGCACCGGTATCTGGGCGCCCGTTACTCTTCTGGCGTGTTGAGTAACCCTGCACCCGGCGCGGCGTTGTATGAGGCGGTGCATGTGGTGGATGTCGTGGCCTCGGCAAAAGTGTCGATGATCAACGTCGCCACGCGCGAGGTGGCAGTCAAGCCGGCGACGGCGGATGCGAGTTCGGCGCTTGAGGTGCGGTGTATGGTGCCTAATGCCTATGCGCTGCGTTTCGACACGGTGGGCACCGGGTTCTCGGTGATCTATACCGAGCTGCCGGCGGGTGGCAGCTTTCAGGTGGTGATTGACGGTGTAGTTAATAGCACGGTTGTAACGGCCAACGCTGCCACCACCTATGGGAAATCCGTCGCCATTGCCCTGCCATTTGGCAAGCATGCGATCGAACTGCGCTGCACAGGCGCCGTTTCGTTTGAGGCCATCCAGCGTACCCGAAAAATTCGCGTCGCCAACGACGGGCTGATCGGTACCAACACCCAGGAATGGCTGCCTACGGGCAGCCTTCTGCCGGCCTCGGTGGCCAGTGATGACACGCATGTCTTTGTGCAGTTGGGCACCAATGACCGTGGTATGACCACAGAGCCAAACGACCCGGTGAGAACGAAGCGAAACCTCTCGGCGATTGCCGAGTACCTCACTAAAACGCGCGGAAAGGTTTTGGTCTTGATGGCGGCCAACTATGCCGATACGGATTTTCCATCTGCGTCCACGTACAAGTATTCGCAGGCTGACGTGGCCCGAATGACTGCCCAGGTGGCCTTAAGCGTGGGCTGCGGTTATGTGGACAACTACCGGGCCACCCTCAAACAGAAAGTCGCAGGTGAAACCTTCCTGGCGGATGGTTTACATCCCAATGATGCCGGTCACTTGCAGATGTTTAAAAATATTGTCGACAGCCTAGAGCAGGCATAAGGAGTTGTACCGATGACAGTGGTAATTAAAGACGCCAATGGTTCGTTCCGCGATAAGGCACTCGGCTGGGCGGGCTGTCCGATTGATACCACCGGTTTGGAAGTCGCGCACTTTTTTGGTGGCGCGCTGGATAAATCATTGCGCAACTTCTCATATGGCAAGGCCATCAGTTCCGCCATGGGTAACCCGGTGGTTAATCCGAACAGCTTGTCCCTAGCAGGGCAAGTCGACTACGTTCAGTCAGCCATGGCTGATACAAACGAAACCACGCTATTAGTTGCCTTTAGGCCACTTGAAGCAGTAAACGCCATCGTTGCCGGAAATCTTGTCGCGACCACCAACGGTACTACCCGTAAGTTAGCAATTACCCTCAACACATCGCTGTCTGTCGCAGCATTCCGTGGTACAGACATTACCGCCACCGGCGCCGTACTTCCTACTCTGCTCACGCTGAATACCCCGGTTTGTTTGGCTTTGCGCAACTCGATAGGCGCCTCGGCAAAGCTGACCCTCAACAACATGACAAAAGGAGAAGTTGTCGAGACGACGAATGCTGGCGTTCCTTCTCTCGGATCGCCAATCCGAATTGGTAGCGGGTACACCGCATCTAATTATCCCGGGAAGACAGAGGTTTACGCGTTTGTCGCATTCAGCCGAAAGGTCTCTGACGCTGAGCTGGCTACGCTTTATGCCTGGTTGAAAGCGTACTGCGCACGTCGCTCGATTGTGATCTGACATCCCTTTTTTGCCCGCCTAGTGTGGGTTTTTTCGCCTGGAGAAAAGTATGCCGATCACCCAGCAGCAATTGCTGCAGATTCTCCCGAACGCCGGCCCAGTTGCCGGCGTTTTTGTGTCCGCGCTGAATGATGCGATGGACCTGTTCAGAATTACCGGCCGGTTGCGTGTCGCCGCGTTCCTGGCACAGGTCGGACATGAGTCCGGCCAGCTGCGCACCATGGTCGAGAACCTGAACTACAGCGCCGAGGGCTTGATCAGAACTTGGCCGAAGCGGTTCAACCTGACGACCGCAACCAATGTAGCGCGCAAGCCAGAGCAGATCGCGAACATCGTCTACGCCTCGCGCCTGGGCAACGGGCCTGCTGTAACTGGCGACGGCTGGCGGTACCGGGGCAGGGGGCTGATTCAGGTTACGGGATGGGTCAACTATCAGGCGTGCGGCTCGGCCTTGGGCCTGGATCTGTTGGCCAAACCTGAACTGCTGGAGCAGCCGACATATGCAGCGCTGTCTGCCGCTTGGTTCTGGTCAGTCCATGGCCTGAACGTTTTGGCTGACGCCGGCGACTTTCAGTCCATCACCAAGAAGATAAACGGAGGCCTCAACGGTCATGCCGATCGCACTGCTACCTATGAGCGAGCGCTGCGTGCGTTGGCGTGAGTGATCTCGTCTTTCAACCTGGCCGGCGAAAGCGTATGACAGAGCACAGATAGCTGCTCGACATTGTGAATTGGAGTACGACTGTTTGAGTAAATGGTCCGAGAAAAGCAATCGTGTTGATCTCGCCTTTCCCGGTACCTGATTACTTAATCAGCTGGATGCTGTGTTGATTAACCCTTGAATTATCTTTAGGGTTTCATTTTTGGATAATGGAACATGGCCGCCTTTGCTTAAGTGAAGTCTGTCATATGTAATCAACTTCAACGTACCTACATTATTTGCAGGGATTTTGTGCGCGGCGTTTGACCAGTTTTGCAGGAATCCATTCAGCTGGGAAATGTGCGCAGTGTCCCTGATGTTATGAAGATAGATGACGTCTGGTAAGCGACCTTCTTTAATAAATCGTTTGGCTGCCTGAGTGCGATATTTTAAATCTTCTGGAACTAACTGTATTTCATCAACATGAAATGCGGCTTTGGCCAGTCTGTCTACCTCTCCCTTCATGTGGTAGGTTTCTAAATCCACTTGAGGTATGTCAGCCACGGCCTTGGCGCCTGGAATGCATGACGCGAAGGCTAATGATGTAAAGCCACCAGCTGAAGAGCCAAAGAATACAGGAGGCTTATTCAATCCCGCCAGTTCACGCAGTCGGTTTATGATTGCTACGCAGTCATGAACATAATCTCTCTCTCTCGTGCCGACAAACCATCCGCCGTTTAGGTTTTCTCCTAGATAAAGGGTCGGATCATTGAGGATGATTCCTGAAGTCTCAAGCGAATCAAGCCATTTCCAGCGGAAAAAGCATGGTAGAGAAGTCTTGTTGCGATCTATCGCCGCTTGACCGAAAACAACGAGTTGATCAGAGCTGTTGCGGAAGTTGCAATAAAACTCAAAGAGAACGCCTTCAAAATTCACATTGAGGGTGAAGGGTTGGTCGTAAATAATTTCAATCTCATCCAGTGATGAGGCATTGACCACTAATTTTGAAAACTCCTGGCTGTTAGGTTTCAATGGAGATCCAATTGGCTGTTCATTCATCATTCTTTCGATATGACGGCCAACCTTGCGCTCGTACTCTCTGAAGGTTTCACTAGGAACATGAACCTGGAAATGAGATTGTATTCCTGAGACATAATCTGAGGAATAAATCACTAGTCCCGCTTTTGGGAATTTCGGTTGTACATTATTCTTGAAGAAAGAGCCTAGCTCTCTAGACCTTTCTTCGCAGTTGTCGTGGAAAATGCAAGTGATAAACAGAGGGGCACACTCTGTATCAATTTCAGAAGCCAAAAAGGCCTCAAGATTATCGTATTGATTGTCGGATCTTGTAGCTCCGCTTTTGCTCAGTAGATCAAATTCATCGAGATATAATGATTGGATACATCTGTCAGCGGTACCGAACGACTTGTCTAGCGGAACAAATCCACTCCATGGTATTGATTTATAGTCCATATATACTCCAACACTTATTATGGATTTTTTGGTTTGGGTGGTTATATTGGGCTGTTGAAATTGGTGGCACGATATGTTGTGAGCAATAGCCGGTCTTGTTGGCTCATGTTTTGCGTGTCACGCTTCAGGCACCAATGCACAAAGTTTTTCGAGGATGAAGTCGTCGGTAAGATATAATTTGTGCGAGGTGGTATTGTCCTCAGTAGAAAATATTCCGTCGTCTTGAATTGTAAAATCTAAATCCTTATCGGATAACCCTGAAATATTTAGGTAAAAGCGCCCTTCAATTTCATTTGGTTGGAGTTTGATTGTTTTATCTAGAATGTGTATTTCCATAAATCCTGTGCTGGAGTTTGCAAAGGATCTAATCGGGCAAGTCGTCAGAGCTATCCCATTAGTCGAGCCAAGCATTTCTTCGAGACGATTGAATAAACTCATGACTGTCTCGTTAAAGCCAGCGCGCTTGGATTGTAACTGGATGCGTTCAGGCTCCGTCTTCTGGAGAAAATTCTGGAGTTTGTCATGCAAGCACTTGGCGTTACTCATGTCGTTTCCCTACGGGTTGGTTTCTGCGGCATATTAGCGCAAGCGGTGGTGCAGGTCATCTCTCTGCGGCATGTGGAGCAAAGCTAGCTTAGCCTACCCCGGTGAAACGCAGCCCGCAGCTCTCCAACCAACCCCGGCACCCGGTACCTCCGGTGACGATGATTTTCGAAGTGGATTCGCCGACCCACCTTTCAAGAATGATCGCTTGCCGCCTTAGCACAGCTACTGCTGCTCAAGGAAAAGGCAGCTGTACCTGCGTCACTGCAGCCATTCCTATTGCCTGATACCAGGTTTGGGCGGTCGTCGTAGCAATCCGCCGTTAACGCGACTGGACGAACGGAACTTGAGTCGGCAGAACATTTGATCCTGGCGGGAAGGTTGTCCAGAACAGCGACGGATTTTTTCGTTATTTTCTACGCATTGACAGGCCGAATTATCGATTTCTTTACGTCGGTCCGTGACACCCAGGCGAAACTCGACGCGGCCTAGGTGTCACGATGATAATCCTGCCCTACTTGTAGTCCCGCTTCGCTCTATTACTGAAAGTTAGGAACTTCGACTACGCAGAGGAATACAGTAAAAATGTCGCATTCTATTAAAGAATAAAGTCCGAGTTTGTTAAATTGGTTATTCCTAGTAGTTGGATTGCGAACTCCGGGGCGCTATCTGAGTTTGTATTTCCGTAGAGTATACCGTCTACAACCTTTAGCTGTCCTGATGCGGTGAAGGCACTGCTACTGTCGATGATGGCAAGAAATGCATCGTTTTTAGAGGTGGCTGTATTGGCATCCAGCGTCGCCAGGTCAATTTTATCGCTGCCCCGCTGGAAGTCGGTGATGACATCCCAGGCTTCAATGTTCAGCCCGGTTTCAGCGAGAGCGTTAAAATCAAAAATGTCGTTGCCGGCACCGCCAGTGAGAATATCTTTACCTGCCCCACCGATCAGGAGGTCATTGCCACCGCCGCCCGAAATCATATCGTTCCCAGAGCCGCCATTGAGCACGTTGGCTGCGCTGTTACCTGTCAGCTTGTTATCCAGGTTGTTGCCGTAGCCGTTGAGTTCCGCCGTGGCGGTCAGGACGAGATTTTCCTGATTGGCGCCCAAGGTGCGAGTGACGCTGGAAATCACAGTGTCAATGCCGCCGTTGGCGGAAGTTTCGCTGACGACATCATTCGCGTTATCGACATAGTAG